GTCGAGAAGGGGGAAGCAACTTCCTGTTTTCTGGCAAGCAGTTTTTCCCTGTATTCCTGTCCCTTTAGCTGTCCGGTGGTTTCATACAAACCAAGACGCATATAAGGATTTGCCCCCGGATCAATCAAACCCTGCTCTGAAGCTCTTTTAAAGCCCAACTTGGTGATTTCACGGGCTTTTGCCGTGTCTTGCAAGGCCATCTGCTGACCCATTTGCAGGTTTTCCTCGTTGGAAATGCGGGTGTAAACGGAACCAAGGCTACGCAGATTGTCGTTAAAGAAAGAAAGGGAGTTGGCAATCTGACCCAATTCGCTGGCTTCTGGCCGTATGGGTCTTACAGGTTCGGGAGGAGGGGCAACTTTGGGAGTGGCAACCTGCACAACCGGAGCCGGTGCTGGAATGGGTGCATTGGGCATCCGTCCCACACGAACCCCGTTACGATTTACTAATTCAACTGCCATAACAATCAGCTAGGAATGGCTAAAACCGACCTTGGGGTTCTTCTTTCCGGACGCATCCCTCCACCAAAGTTTAGGTAATCCCTGTAAGCTCCCACACCCTGCCCAAGCATCCCAATCGCAAGTCCGGCAGTGCTAGGCCGTGCAATCGGCTGTGCGGTAATAGGCCGGTTCATTTCAGCCATGTTAAAGGCACTTTGCATCCTGTTTTGGCGAAGCTGTTCGTTGTAATAAGCGTCTTTGTTCTGACGCTCCCTTAAAATAGCCTCTTGGTAGTTAAGCTCTTGGCGGGTAAAATCAGCCAGCAAAGCATCCACGGAAAGCCCGGTAACACCAGCTTCTCCCGATTGCACCAAAGCCGTTGCTTGAAGGGCTTGGACTTCCTTTCGGGCTTGCTGACCTTGCCTAGCCAAAGCCTGTTGCTCCTGAAGCTGTCTTGCCCTTACTGCGTTTGTTTCGGCTTGGTAACGCTCGTTTTCCAGTTGAATCAACCTGTTCTGGTATTCCTGTTGCTGACGGATTGCATCATTTTGGGCTTGTGCTTGGGCATTGGCATAGTCCATTTGGGACTGATATTGGACATAACTCTGTGCAATACCGAGGGCAAGACCTACCCCTGCAAATGCTATGGCTGGATTACACATATTTTTTTATCTTCACAAATTCGTAAAATGTTTCTCCGTTTATCCCGAAGTTCTCCAATTTGTTGATAATTGAAAAGCCCAGCCACCGCAACCATTTGATGTGCAGTGTGTTCTTTTCATGTATGAAGTTAAATAAAACCGGCTTTAATTCAAGAAAATAGTTTAGCCACTCTTTAGAAGCCCTTAAAAATGTCTGTTTTATGTGTAAAACCTTGTCAGTCCCCATCATCCAGATGACTCCAACCTCTTTTTGTGGGCATAAACCAAACAAGGCAATAGGTTCCCCGTAAAGGCAAATCGTATAACAGGGATTGCTTAACCAAACGCTGTGCATCAAAGCTACATCCGGAGAAGACGGGCTGTTTGCCTTTAATTCTATTAAATCAGCTTTACGAAGTCTGGATGCAATATATTTAACATCCGACATCCGTGTTTTACGGACAATCGCCCCGTTTTTATAACTAGCCAATACGCTTTGATCTTGCACTATACAAAGCCTCCCACTCCAAGCTTAACAAAGCACATGGATACGGAGATTCATTTAACAAGCTAACCTTCACATCGTCCGATTTGCAGAACACCGGAAACTTAAAAGCCCCGTCCTCCATGTGCATATAATCAATATTGGTTGGCCCAACTCCCAAATAATTCGGAACAAAATTGTAAAGATAGGTGTAATTGTAGGTATCCCTGTATTTTGGAGTTACCAAAATCTGAAAAAACCTGCTGTTGTCATACAGCATAATTCCGTTCTTAATCTGAAGACGACCATCCCCAACAACCGATTGACCCTTTCCAGCAGCCGACCTTAACACCGGACGGCTGATTTCATAAATCATGGAATAAGGAAGCCCGATCATCCCCGTGCTGGAAGCAGTTAACGGAGTTTTAATCAAAAGTTTGTTATGGGAACAATAGCTGATCTGACCGGCAACAGGGGCAGAAACGGCGTTGGAAGTGTTGTAAATGGCGTAATAAGTGTCAAAAACAACACCAGATTCGTTCACAAACTGAAACGGACTTTTGTTATACATGATTCCGGTTGTTCCGGAGCTAATGTTTGAAAAAGACTGGGTGCTTGGGTAGATTAAACCTTGAATATACGGGTTTGTGTTGGATCGTTGAAAATAAAATGCTTCGTTATTAGAAGATGAATAACAAACAATTTTAAAATAATAAGTTTTTTCTTCCGCACTTCCTTTAAGTTCCAAAGGTGCAGTCAATGGAACCTCGATTCCGGGGTCTCCTCCAAAATTAGAATTAACAACGGAACCGATTAAAGTGTAATCAACATTGTTGGAGCTATAATACAAGGCGACAGAATCTCCTCCGCTGTTCCCTGTTCTTACATAAAAATTCTTTAATCCTGTAAAATAAAAATTTTTGTATTTACCCAATGTAATTGAAAAATTAACATTATAATTATTTTGCAAAGCCAAAGATGCGGAAGAAGGCAAGGAATTAGCCGGACTTGGGTATAATACATATGTATAATAAGTTCCTGTATTTATTGTGGCTTCTGTAAAACCTGTTCCAACTTTAAATTTATTTATTTTTAAATCGTAATTTGAAGATGTTCCAAAAAAAGTTGTCTCTGCCGTGTTAAAGCCTGTTGAAAAAGAAAAAGGAATATTATAATTGTTGTAATGGTTGGCTGTTTTAATGTTACTTAATGCAAGCGGTTCAAATGTCTGATTATTCAAGGTGACAAGGGAAAACACCCCATCATTGTTGGAAACAGCGGAATTATATGTAAAATTGCTGGTTTTTGAATCCAACAAAACCTGTATGTTGTTTGGGCTTGCAACGGAATCCTTAACATTTGTGTCAAGATTCAAATAAACAAACTTTATTTTATTTTCGCTTGTCCCAACCGCTTCCAAAACAAAATATATTTTATCTTTCAACACATAAGCCAGCTTTACATTGTTGTTTTTTCCAAAAGACCATTTTGACCAAGCGGATTGTATTTTTTCATCTCCTGAATAGAAAAATTTATACACACCGATTTCATGCGGATTAGCATTGTTTAAAGTTAAAAGAATGGAGGATATGTCCGACCCAGCAAATGAGGTGATTCTACCGGGCAAATAGCTTGGAATATTAGCGGTTATGTCTATTCCGTCCAAAAGAATGGTGTTTGGGTTGATAAAGTATTCCTGCACACCGGAAAAATTTGTTTTATTAACTGCAAAATAAATCTTGCTTCCCACGGCAACTGGTTCTGCCGCAACATCCACATCAAAAGATGTGCTTTGCTGTAAGGAAGCAGATTTGGAGGTCAATTCTCCGTCCGATTGAAGCGAAAACTGAAGACCATCGGCAAACAAAACAACCCTGTCGTAGAACGGAATGGCGTGGTAAAGGGTTCCTATTTCGGTGGTTGAGGAAGTAATGTCAATCGGGTCGGAATCCAACACCTGTGCCGTGGTCGCCTTAAAAAAGTTAAAAAATTCACCTGCTTGGCTTAAAACAACCGATTCTCCGGACAACAGCCCAAGCCTGTTTTTAAAGAAGAACAGATTTGTTATGGTATTACCTACGAAACTAGGATCGGGATTAGATTCCTCATCTCCGGAGTCTCTGCTACCCCATGAAGGGGCAGTATAGGTTTTTGTTCCGGATGGGGATAAATTATAAGTTGCAGTATTCCCGTTGAGGGGGGTAAAAAGAAAATTGTTTGCGTCCAGCCGAACCAAGGCGTGAGGCATGGTGGAGGAATCAAGCAGGTATTTGATACCGGATGCCCTAGTTTCTTGCCACGGCCCTTCATTGACGGCGAAAATGCCCACAGGAGAAGTGTTTGCTCCCCCCACCAAAAACTCTCCGGTGTAATTGCTAATATGCTCGGCATAGTATTCATCCCCCGCTGAAGCCGGTTCCCCCGTGATTTTGGTTAAAAACTTGTGGGGAGCAATAACGGGCAAATCAGTGAAGCTTTGCACATTATCTTTTACTCCGTAAAAAATAGAACCCGCATACCCGTCATCCACAATGATTTTAAAATCATTTTGTGAGCTTTGAATAATGACATTTGATCCGGAGACCGCTATTCTTCCATAAGTCCCAAAATTATTGACTATACCAGCGTTTAATTTTGAAGCAATATCGGCTGCTATGGTAGTTGGCATACCTCCTGTTGAGGCTTTCGGTAGATTCCAAGCATCGCTACTACCGCTGGCTGAGGCATAAACAACATTATTAGTTCCCACTATTCTTACACTCCAAGAAATATCCCCCTCCGGTTCTTGTTCTGAATGTCCTGTATAACCTGTTTTTACAACGACCATTCCCTGAAAAACTGCTGTCCCTCCTATTCCAGCCGTTGCTTTTGAAGAAAGTGTGTTAGACATAGCCGTTGTTTTTAAGCTATTCAAAAAGAATGTGTAATCTGCAATCGAAAGGGTTTTTATGTTTGAACCTAAAACTTCCGTTGTGATTCCGGACAGATAAGTATTAATCCCGTTTTGATTGCCCCCGTGGTAAACAACATTTTTTTCGTTTCCATCCAAATCAAAAATTTTAATGGACTTGTTGTTGTTGGTTGAATCATTGAAAACAATTCCAATGTAATCTTCCAATTCAGAAGTATAAATTTTAAAGTATTTTAAAGGAGTCAGCTTTGGGTAAACAGCCACGGCATTAGCCCCATAAGGATAAGAAGGACTGCTGTTTGGAATGTTGTAGGAAATCTCTTTGGCAAGGTAGGTTGACGGCCTTTTAATCAATCCGTCCACCACGCTTGAAACAGCGTTGATTTGTTCGACAGCCTGTGTTGTAAGCTTAAATGAATCTGCCTGTTGTGATACACCAGAAATAAGATTAGGCACACTTGTCCTAATCAGGCTGTCTTTGGCTCCCTTTACATCGGCAACAGCCATTGAATTAAACCAAATAACGCCTATGGGCGATTACTTTAGCAACATCGTAATTATTGAAGATATTATGGTCGGCTGTCTCATCTTCCGAATCCTGCAAAGCCATCAAAGCGGTTGTTTCTTCCTCTGCACTAAAGGCAGAACCGGTTGCATCCCCAATCATTCTTTGCTGAAAAAGTCTTGCGGAACGCACCACAATGTAATAACGGGCTTGTTCCGGAAGGTCAGCAAATGGAAGCAAGTAAACCACTTCACCTGTTAAATTCTTTGAAAAAACAAAGGTTTTGTTCTTTTTGTCGTAAAGCCTGTTACCTCTTTGAACAACCTCAACATCAGGATACTCTTGACGGCTGACATCCACCCGAACCACATTGTTTGCCAATACTATCTCATTTGATCCGTTGCGAGTAAGGTTTACTTCTTTTTCCGTGTTCCAATTCCAGCCCTTAATCTGTGTCGCACGATCCACTTCACCCAAAATAAGCTGGGCAATACGGGTATCTGCCGTGCTTGCATTGACTGAATTAACAGGAGACTCACCGATTGTGGTGAGCATCGTGTTGATTGC